TTGGTAGTACCGCTACCCGTCACTCCCCCACCACTAACAGTCCAGGTACGATTGGCCGTTAGGTCATACGTTGTACCATTAATGGTGAGGGTTCGTGTTACGGGAACCGACTCAGTTTGGTTTGATATGATTGACCGATTGATCCTCATTAGATAATGGTCAGATTAAGTTTCTCAGCACTCCAATTGTAAATCCAAGCGTTGATTGCCATTGCAGGTTGGTCTCCCCATGCGATGTAATCCGCACCATCAATCGTGAGGTTACCTTGAGCAACTTGCTCACCCATTGATTCAACACCTTCAGCATCTACAACTTTGGTGAACAACTGCCAATAATTCGTTGCACTTGATTCGTAGTTGTCATTGATGCAAGTAACTTGAAAATACTCTGCTGATTTGCTTTCGCCATTTACCCATACATTGACAGGTGAGATTTGTTTTGCCATTTTTATATTTGTTTAAATTTTAAACTGATGTTATTGTTTCCCATGTAGTACCATTGTAAACGCAAAGTTTAACCAATGTTGTATCAAATACCATTAGACCCTGTGCAGGTGTACCGATTGCGTTCTTCTGCGTTGTGGTCATCCGAGGAGGGAGGAAACCTTGTGTAGTTGATGATATAGTTACTTTTGAAGATGCAATATCAGCCGTAGTTCCCACAAGGAGGTTGCCGCCAAATGTAAGAGTCATACCAACATTGTTATCTGGTGCTGACCTTGTGCCAAAATTTAAATTTCCACCGCTTGTTGATGACCAAATGTAGGCATGACCTGTTGTTGTGTTGAATCCACTTCTTATTCCACCAACTCCATTTGAAGGTCTAAACAAAGTAACTTGTTCTACTGTTACACCACCTACTGTTGTTGTATCTGCTGCATTACCTTGCACATCAAGTTTTAGTACACCCCCAGTAACCCCAATTCCCACATTACCACTACTTGTTGCCAAATTAACCGCTCCACTCACCCTCGCCGTTCCGTTGACATCAAGTAAGAATGTTGATTCGGTAGTTGTTCCCAAAAGCAATCGCCCTGCTGCGGTGAGTCGCATTCTTTCATTAGTAGGTTCGGTAACAATATTTCCAATAGTTGAACTTGCATAGAATCTTATGCTTTGTGCAGTCGCTATTTGCAAATCAGTTGTACTTGCAGTATCTATACCAATAACAGATACCAATGTTCCACTTGAATATAATCCAATTGAAGCTGCGGTACTTCCATTCGCTTGCTCTATATTTAATCTCCTCGGTGTATTTGTTGTTGCTATAGATAGTCTGCCCCCCAAATAATTATTCGCAGTCCCTGCCCCATACAATCCCCATCCGCTATTGTTACTCCATTCAATTGACCGCCAATCAGCAGCAGCGGTTAAGGTAGGGTTAACGTACAAACCTCTTGTGATGCCATTTGCACCGCCTGTTTGGTTGATGGTGGGATTGATGTTGAATGCCTTAAAGGTAGCAGTTCCACTTGTAGGTGCAAATGTCCTTTGGAATAACACGCCATTCGTGTCTCCGCTTGTAGGAGTTAAACTATTTCCTACTAATGCAAAATGTGATTGGTCGCCCGTTTGTGTTGTATTGCCATTGAAAATACCAAAGTTTCTACCACTTGCTGATGGGGATGTATTTGCATTTCCATCAAAAGCATAAATTAAAGTATTTGTAGTGTTTTGTCCTACATAAATAATGTGAGGTGTAAATAAAACTGAATCGTTTCTAACTCTCAACAAATTAGTACTTGAACTATTCTGAACTTGCAATGCAATTGTTGCATCAGTTGCTCCACTCCCCTTAATAAACGCATCACCAATCACCTGCAAACGCTGACCGCCATCGGAAAATGTGCCTCCATTTTGGAGTATAAAATTACCATTTGTTGAAAACTCACCACGTTTTAATGCACCAGTAAAAAATCCAAATGGATGCGATGATAAAGTACCTACAAAACCTTGCGTTGAACCCATTGCAAGTCTAAGCGAATTAGAACCATCAATTATATCTAATTCAGCAGCACCTGATGATTGTATTCTTGTTTTTCCTCTTATGTCTAAAGTTGTACTTGGTGCATTTGTCCCAATCCCCAACCTTGCATTAGCAGCATCCCAAAACAGATTATTTGAACCCGTCTGACTACTCGTTCCGTTCCAATATGCGACTTGTCCCGATGTACCGCTACCGCCAACCTTACCGCTAAATGTTGACCAATCAGCAGAACTCAATGCACCTCTATTGGTTGCACTTGCAGTTGGTAGGTTGAATGTATGTGTGTCTGTTGCTGAACTAATCGCAAAGTCTGTTCCACTTGTACCCGTTGCAAAGTATTGAGTATTTGCAGTCAAACCATTAAAAGCACTTACTCCACCTGCGAAGTTTGTAATTATCTCACATAAATGTGAATTTTCGGTGTGCATTGTAATAGTCCTACCACCCGTACTATTGACAATGTAAACTCTTATTGCTAATCTATCAGTAGATAATAAAGTTGTCTGAGGAATTGCTAATGATGTCAGATATAAGTCTATTAATGTTCCACTTGTAATTGCTTCAGGAACTGCTGATGATGATGCAATAGATGTAAAAGTTGTGCCGTCATATTTTAGTAATTCAACATAAAAGGCAGGTGTACCACCCGAAGATGATGCACTAAAATACATTTCAAAATTCCAAGCACCAGCAGGTATTTCTAATCTATTTGGGTCTGCTACATCTGTTAAGAATTGAGAAATTAAACCATTTCCTGCTTTTGAAAAATCAGTTCCAGTTCCAATAACTGCAGTTTTGCTCATTTGATAATAAGTACCAACACTTGCAGCAACACTACCATTAAGGTAATACGCTACCGAACTTCCTCCACTTGAATTACTTGGTAATGTAGCAAGTTGCCCATCTCCTCTGACATATTGAGATGCCGTACCTGCACCAGTAACTGCAAGTGTGCCCGAACTTGTTATCGGGCTATTTGCAACACTAAATGCACTCGGCATTGTTAATCCTACTGATGTAACTGTTCCGCTTGGTATAGTTGGGAATGTAGCAAGCGAACCATCGCCCCGAAGATATTGTGCTGTTGTTCCGGTAGGATCATCAAACTTTGCATCAAGAGCATTTTGCAAATCAGTCTGATTGCTAAGTGTTCCTGTAATCTGACCCCACACAGCTGCACCCGTAGTAGTACCACTATAATTCACAACCACATAGACGGGTGAGACTGATGTGCTGACATACACATCACTACTTGTATAATTTATCTTGATTACCATCGTTAACTTGTTATTTGATCAACAACTTGGACAAAGCCTTGCATCCATGTAAATACACCAGAACCAGTAGTAACTTGGAGTTCATAGTTGAACTCACCAAGAGTATAAGTAGCAGTTGTGACAGCACTCAATGTGACTGTCCTTTCATTAGTAGCACCTTGTACAAAAATAGCATTATCCCAAGTAAAAATTGTAGTGCCGGAACTATTCTTTGCCATAAGTTTAAAAGTATATGTACTTACATTAATCGCCACCTCTTGACACTCATCTTCCCAAAATGACAATGGCAATACCCATGTATCACCTCTCTTAATTGTCCTTAAATTATGTTCGCCTATCATAATGTAAATTTAAGATTTATTATGGTTATAATGCAATGTAAGCAGCAATAACTGATGTGCCATTTAATGCCGTTCCAAGTGATATAACAAATGACCCCGTAACTGTGTAGTTATAGTACCATTTGCCACCATATCCAACTGCAACGAGTTTGTGAGTGGCAGGATTCCTTGCAGGAATAGTACCACTTGTTACTGTGTAAGTATCCACTACAGTCAACTCAGTAAAGCTACCAGTTCCCTGAATGTTATAACTATATGTGGCATTTGAGCCAATTGTTGAGTCAAGTGTTAAGTCTTGTATATAGCAATCAAACTCAAATACCCTATAATTATTCTGTGCATCAATTATATCAAGGTATGCTGTGTATTTTACATCTGATCCCGTAAAGAACTCCTCAAAGAACTCAAATGGTTGCATAAAAGCCTGGGCCATCTTAACCAACCCACTACCACTTATCGTAAAGTTTCTCCTTGCAGGTATAAACTCACGATACAAACCATTGGTCTTGGGTGCAAGTTCAAGAAAGTCCCTACTAATATTAAGGCTTGAGTTCTTGGCACAAGCCAATGGATATACATCGTTATTTAATGTATATGCTATAACTAAACCTTCTGCTTTTACTACGTCTGCCATTATTTAAAGATATAACCTGATTTATAAGTAGGATATAGTGAATCGTTGTTGTTAAATATCAAGTAGCTACTTGTAACGGTAAGTGATGTAATACTTGCGCTTAAAGTTAGTTCAATTTCATTATTTGTAGACAAAACTACATTATCAACATCTAAGTTTATATCAACCGCAAATGGACTGCTTGTGACAGTAACATTGACCGTTTTTAGTATTCCACTTGTATTACTTAAAACAAAATTGACAACAACCGGAGTTGTAGATACCGTTATGCTTCCAACAATCCTACACTTGAAGTCAA